CGCCTCGGCGCTGGGGTTCGAGAAGCGCACCAGCTCCTCGGTCAGCACCACGATCCCGGCCGCCTTGGTAAACCGCAGCGTGGTCGTCCCGAAGGACAGGGCCGAGACCGGCTTCGGCGCGCCTTCACCCACCCAACCGACGGTCGACCCGGTGGCCTGGGACGGCATCGAGATGTTGAACGGGACCTGACGCAGTCCGGGGATATTGCCGATGATCGTCTGGGGCCTCAGGAGTTCAATGAACTCATTGGCCATCTGCTGATACACGACCAGCGGCCCGGCCCAAGCCGGATCGGTGGTGGTGCCGGCAGCGACCGCAGCGCGCAGGACGGCCTCAACCTCCGGGGTGTCGTTCCACTGTTTGGAGACTTCCACCGCCTGCATCAGGTTGCCGCTGGAACGCGCCAGGGCGATGGCATAGCGGGTGAAAGACGTCCCCTTGGGCAGGCTGGTCTTGGCCGAAGCGGCAACACCGCCACGGACCTCGGCCGCCGTCTTGGGATCCTTGGCGGTCTCGACGATGGTCGCCTTGGCCGCGTTCACCTTCTCCAGTGCGCGCAGCCGAACGAGGTGGGCGTCCACCTCCAGCACTTCCTGATCGAGTTCGTCATATTCCTCGGTCTGCGCTGCATCGAGGGTCTTCCCCTCCTCGGCAGCATGATCCATCAGATCGACCATGCGCGCGGCCTTCGCCTGACGCGTCGCCTCGAAAGAGGCGATCTGTTCCTGAACGGAACGGGCCATTGTCCTAACTCCACGGGTAAGGGTTTTGAGTGCGTCGGAACCCGTGGCGCCGGGGATGTTCAGGCGGATCGAGACGTCGTCCGAGTGGCCTATCGACCGACCGAATGGTGGTAATGGTGGCGTCCGCATTTGCGGGGATCGTCACCAGCGACAGTTCCAGCCACTCCCAAACCTTGAAGCGGAGGCCGCCGTCTTTCATCGTCTCGTAATCGATCGGCCGGAAGCCGATCGAGACTGCGCGGATGAGGCCAGCCTTGACTGACTGCCATGCTTCATCGACGCGATCTTTTAGGGTGCCCGGTTCGAGCACGCGGGCGAGGGTCGCCTTGAACGGGATCCCCGCTTTCGTCGGCTTGGCGAACTCGACCATGCCGACCGGGGCTTCGTGGTTGTGCTGCCACAGCAGCGGCATCGGCAGGGCGAACGTCGCTCCCATCGGCTCGACAATATCGCCCATGCGGTCGGTGCTGGGGGTGGTGGCGATGCCTTCGATCGTGCGCTGTTCATCGTCGATCGCCCGCACCGCCAAGACTGCATAGGCTCGGTTCATCGGCATGGGCGCACCTCAACAAAAAGGGCGACCCGAAGGCCGCCCTTGAACTCGATCGCCGACTCGCCCTAGCATTGGGTCGGCGCGGCTAGGCTAATCCCCGAACACCCCTGCCTACGCAGGGACTGCCGCGCCGCCCACCGCCTAGACGAAAAGCATTTGGTAGGTCGGAACGACCTGCTGAACCACGTCGCGCGTCTTCAAGCCCAGCGCCATCGCGCAGGCCACGGCGCCGTCGATCCGGAACCGCGTCTTTGACTTGTCCAGCTTGCGATTGCCGGCCGGGTCTTGGATCGTCACGGCGTTCGAAAAACAGAACGCCAAAAGCGGGTTGCCGTTGTGCGCGAACCGCCGTTGCAAGATCGAGATTTCCAGGGCGTCGACTGCCGGGCTCATGTCCCGGTATCCCTGGCCCCACGGCACCAGACGCAGCGCGCCGGGCTGGGGCTTCTCATCGTCAAAGTATGCAGCGATCCCGATCCGGTCCAACTCGCGCAGCAGATCCTTGGCGCGCCACCGGTCATAGGCGAGGCCGACGACGTGATAGTCGGCGCAGATTTCCCCGATCCGTTCGGCCACATATCCATAGTCGATCGCTCGGCCTGGCGGGGCGTCGAGCCACCCCTGTTTGGCCCACAGCGCATAGGGCGCCCGGTCGCGCAGCTCGTGCTCGCCGAGCATGTCGCCCGGCTTCCAGTGCCACGCCACGATGCGGTCGCCGTCGTCGACGCTGACCGCGACCAGTGCGGTGAGGTCAGTCGTCGCCGAGAGATCAAGCCCGAGATAGATCCGCTCGCCAGGACGGATGGTCGCCTCGTTGCGGCAGGCTTCCCATTCCGATCGCGGGATCAGCGGCGATTGCGCATCGACCCTTTGGTTCAGATAGAGGTTGCGGAACGTGGTCTCGAATGACGGCATGCGCTCGGCGCGAACCGCCATGGCTCGCATATCGCCGATCGATCGGAAGTCGGCCAGCGCCGGGTTCGCCTTTTTCCAGCACCGTTCATCCCAGATGTCCGGCTCGTCATCCGGCACCGTATAGAGATGGCAGACGATCGCCTTGTCCTGCGCCCGAAGGCCATCGTCGATGAGCTGGGATAGGACGTGCTGCGGATCGTTCGACTGGGTGCTGATCACGATGAACAGCGGTTCCTCTCGCGCACCCATGGCGCTGTCGAGTGCGTCATAGAGGGCGCGATTTTTCGACTGCGCCAACTCGTCATAGATCACGACCGAGGGGTTCAGTCCGTGTTTTGTCCCGGCCTCGGCTGAGATCGCCCGATAGAACGACCCATTGGAGCGGCAGACGATCGTCTTCGTGGACGGGACGATTGTCACCATCGCCCGCAACTCGGGGTCGGCATTGATCATCTGCACGCAGACCTTGAACACCTGCCCGGCCTGTTCGCGCTCATTGGCGGCTGAGTAAATCTCGCCGTTCGTGATCGCCTCGGGGCCGATCAGGTGGACGAGGACGAGGGCGGCGATCAGCGCCGTCTTTCCGTTCTTCCGCGCGATCGACAGGATGGCCCGTCGGACCAGCCGCCGCCACCGCTGAGACTTGAACTGGTGCGGCTCATAGATGGCCTTGATCCATCGGCGCTGGAACCGACGCAGCCGAAAGGATCCGCCCTGGCCTTCACCCGACGGGATGGTCAGACATTCGATGAAGCGACAGACGCGCGCCGCGCGTTCTGGCCGCGTCTCAGATCGACTAGCCAAGTAGGCCGCCGACCTTTCCAGCAGTCAGCTTGGGCTTCATCGCATTCACTCTCTCGACAAAGCGGGGCCGCGGATCGCAGCAGCGGCGCCGACTTCCGGGAACGGTTGCGTATTTAAATACGCAAGAAATTGTCGGTCGCCCGCCGTTCCAATTGAGGCGGGAACCTGCGATTGTCTCTTTTAGGAGACAGGGACAAAACGCCCCTCCGGCCCCGAGCATGAAGATGCCGGGGCTTAAGGCACGGCAAGAGCGGCGATGTCGCCGCCCAAACCGGAGACTGATTATGAAGACCTACACCGACCCGAGCAGCGCCCGCCGTGCAGCCAAGAACAAGGGCCTGACCGCCGGCCAGTTCACCATCGCCACCGTTGAGGGCGGTTTCGAGATCGTCACCACCCCGGCCCCGACCGAAGTCGATCCGACCGCCGGTCGCGTCGATGAACTGGTCGCCGATCTGAACGCCGCCGTCACCGTCGAAGGCGCCGCCGCGAACAAGCGGATCGCCAAGACGGCGTCGAAGCGCAAGGGCCTCGGCGCAACCCTCGACGCTGCGATGCCGCACCCGAAGGCGAAGCGCGCTGCCAAGGTCAAGACGCCCAAGGCACCGAAGGCACCGAAGCCGCCGAAGGCACCGAAGCCGTCCGATCCGGCGAAGCCGTCGAGCCTCGACCAGATCCTCGGAATGCTGCGCTCGGCGCAGGGCGTCACCGCCGCTGAGATCGCCGCCAAGTTCGGGTGGACTGTCAAGGCGTCGAGCGGCGCCGTGACCTGGAGGCTCGGGAAGCAAAAGGGTTACGCGATCACGACCGAGAAAGACGAGAAGCGCGGCCTCGTCTATCGCGTCGCCAAGTAACAGGCACCCCGGCCGGGCAGACGCGCCAACGTCCGCCCGGCCCCGCTTTCCCTCTGCTGAGGAACTATTTTCATGATCGCATTCATCGATAACAACGGCATCACCGTTTGCCGCGCCGCCAATCCCTTCGACCTCAAGGCTGAGAAGATCCTGGCCGATTGGTTCGCTGGCGCGCAGCGCTCCTATCTGCGCTGCGGCCGGTTTACGTGCATCGTTCCCGCCGACAACAGCGGTTGCGTCGTCGGCCTTGAGTTCCCCGCTGGCCTAGAGTTCGGCGAGAAGGCAACGATGCCGATCGACCCCGATCTCAGGGCCGCTTACTGCGCTGCCGCGCATCTGCGGCTAGACCGCGTCGCCCGCTGCATCGCCCCATCGCATCCGCTGTTCGCCGACGTCATGACGGACCTACGTGCTGAGCGCGCCAGTCTGACCGACGGCACTGATCGCCGCGTCGCTTGATCACCCCACCAGGAGAGGACCGCCATGCATAAGTTTATCGACAACGAAGGGACCGTCTTGGTCCGCGCCCGCGACGCCTTTTCGCGTCGAGCCGAAATGGTCTGGCGCGATCAGTTCCCCGACAACCGCATCTCGCATATGCGCTGCGGCCGCTTCTCGGTCGTGGTGCCGGACAACCTCGGCGAGTGCGTCGCCGCGCCGACCTATGAGACCGGCTCGCCCTCGTCGCTTGCAGTCTCGAAAGACGGCCCGTTTTGGGAACGGTCGCGCGCTGATCGCCTCGATCAACTCGACCGGATCGAGACCGCGTTGCGCGAGACCCATCCGCACTATCAAGCCCTGACCGACGCCATCGCTGCCGAGCGCAAGTTCCTCGCATAGGCTGCCCGCTGCGTCACAGCCCCGCCCAGACGATCGGGCGGGGTTTTGCTGTCTGGCATCAGCGCACGACGCGCCCGGCCCCAGGGCGCGCCCTAGAGAGTCTAGCCCAGCAGGCCGTCGAACTTCCCGGCAGCGGGCTTGTGCCCAGCGTCGACCCTCGATCGCGCGCTCGGCGTCATGCCGAACTCAGCGGCGCAGTGGATCATGTCGCGCATCGCCTTGTTCGCTGTTCCGACCAGCGGGTTCTGAATGGCATTGCCGTTCGACGTCATGATCATCAGGCCGGCGCCCAGCTTGCCGTTCTTCTGCATCTCAAGGATC